GACGCTTACGCCCTGGACTTGCAACCCGTCCCACGCGAGCAGCGCGCGCATTGTCACCACGGACGGCACATTGACCAACGACGATGCGTACTACGGTCACGGCGTAGCCCCCGCTTGTCTGTTCAATCCTAATATCTTTGAATAATCCGCCTCGATAGAGGCGAGAAAGAGGGCAGCTATGACAAACGAGGAATTAAAAGCCGCGCTCGTCAGCGGGTGCCCCGTAGAAAGCGGCGGAATTGTATATAAGTGCGTTTCGGCTATCATTTACCGATACCGCAACGGGAAACTTGACATTTCCGCCGAGGTTACGGACTATTGCGGGCACAGTATTTCAATCATAAGCCCCGAGCGGGCAAAAATCGTAGAAAGCGAGGTAACAAAGTGAAACTAAAGCAAATCGAGGCAATATTAAAAGCCGAAAAAACAATAATTGTTTCCGAAACGTCCGCTTGTCAATGGCTCGGGAACGGCGCGGCATTTTATCCCGTATACAATCTCCCGAAACTCACAAAAGACAATATATTTACTATGTTTGATATTACAGAGGAAAAGCGGGACAAGTTTTATTTTGAGGAGCGCCCGCTCCCGCCACATATAAATTTTGAGGACGGCGACGACGGCGAGCAGTTACTCGAACGAGGAGCAATAGCATTTTATGCACAAGGTAGAACGCTTGAGCCGTTAAAAACCTCACAAGGTATAGCCTTTATAAACACTCGGTACTTAAAGCCGTTTTCCGATATTGACGCGGGGTATGAACTTTACGAGAGAACGACCGCACAAGGGAAACCGTATATCGCGGTAAAGAGCGGGTTTATGTTACTCGGCATTATTTCCCCCTACGACCTCGTTAATGAAACTTTTATAAACAACCTCGACGAAATATTGAAGTTATCGAGAATAGCTCTTTTTAACAAGCAGAAAGACGACTCGATAACAGATACCAACACTCAAGTAAAAATGGAGGATATGGAAGTATGAACGCAATTATTATAACGGCGATTATCTGCGCTACCCTGGTTTTGCTCACATTTATAAATAAAAAGAAATAGGAGGCTTTGCTATGACTTCGGCAAACGGAAACAGACAGCACAGGACAAGCTCGGCTCCGAGCGACAGCAAAAGAGCCGCTCGCGGAAAATATAAGCGGCAATTTATTACCTTTATTATATGTGTATTCCTCGTGGGAGGAATTGCAGGAGGGCTCATTGTCGGAGGGGTACAAGCCCTCGGCGGGAATGACGCAAAAGAGCAACCGCCCTACGGCACACGTGACGGCAAAAGCGTAACAGAAAACGGCGAGCTTATGCTCATACAAGACGCGGCGGGTTTTACCCCTCTCGATTGCGAGCTTTCGGAGGAACTACAAGAGTTTACATATTATATGTGCCGCGCCTATTATATCGACTTTGACTTTGCTATGTCGCTTATGTTGTCCGAGTCCTCGTTTAATGCCGCTGCGGTAAGCCAGGACGGGCACGATTTCGGCTTAATGCAAATAAGGGACTGTAATAACGATTGGCTCAAAGAGGAACTCGGCGTTACCGATATGCTCAACCCTTACGAGAATATCCGAGCGGGTTTATATATCCTCCGCGGGCTCTTTGAAAAATACAACGACAGCTCAAAGGTTGTTATGGCGTACAAAATGGGCGAATACGGAGCCTCGGTGCTTTGGGACAAAGGCGTATACGAAACGACCGCCTCGCAGCGAGTGCTCGCCCAGGCGGACAAATTCGCCGCAGAGAGGAACGGCAGCAATGAACAATAAAATAATTCAGTCAATCCACCACGAGCACGGCGAAAATATCCTTAATGGCGTAAAACGCTATGAAATAAGAAAGACCGCCCCGAAAAGCGGAAGCTTCCCATACATTATATATCTATACGAAACCGAGCGCCCATACAGAGGCGCAGACAATACGCTACACCCTGGCGCGGGAGCGGTTATCGGCTTTTATATATGCAAGGCGATTATAAAAACAAACGCTTTCGGCGCAGCTCTCTACAAAAGCAACACGCCCGAGGAGGCGGCAACAAGAAATCGAATAGCATACACGGCGTGTTTAACCGAAAAGCAACTTACAGAGTACGCAGGCGGCAAAGACATTTCCGTCTATGTAGTGAGCAACCCTATACGCTTTCCGAAACCTCGCCCGCTCTCGGACTTCGGCTTAACACGTGCTCCGCAGAGTTGGCAGTATTTGAAGTAAATAAAAAGGGCTTATCAAGCCGCAAACTTGATAAGCCCCGTAGCGCCTTTGTGCTACCGATTAACTACATATATAAGTATAGCACAACGGCAGCGAAAAGTCAATAGTTAAGCACGGAGCGAGCGGCTCTATTTCGGGCTCGTAATGGATAATAACTTAACGACCAAACAGAGCACACAGCACCCCGAGGAGATATAACCCGTCCTACCTCAAAAAAAAATAATTATTTTCTTTGTGTGTGTGGAGAGAGGCGGAGGAGTGAGGGGGTGCTCGCAGCGTTGTTGAAAGAGTGCGTAAACTCGTAGAGTTTTCCACGCTTTCAATAATGCGGAGAGTAGGGGGAGAGAGGAGGTGCCTCTCTCTTTAAGGCGGGCTCCGTCCCGCCGCTCTCTTGCTCCTCTCTCCCCCTTTATTGGCTTTGAAATGCAATTACCTTTTGAGGTTAGCGCAATTTTGTTAATTCAAAGGTCGTCAGCGGCAAATGCTCGCTCGACAAATTCCCTTATGGAAAACTAAAGCGTTAAACCTCGGGGCTTGGGGCAGAGCCCCAAAAGGAAACAACGGAGGTAAAACTATGCGCTGTCTATACAGAGAAAAAATACATAAATGCGGCGAGTTTTTGGAGGTCGATATTTTCCCCGTTTTTGAATATCAGCGCGGGCGCAGCAAGAAAAGAAAACCGACAACAGAAACGCAGCAGCGATTAAACCAACGTAACGCCGAAAGAAAGCTCACGCGCCTACTGAACACGAATTTTACAAAGCGCGATATACGCTTTGATTTAACATATAGCGACGAGAATTACCCCGAAACGCCCGAGAACGCACAACGGCAAATGCAAAATTTCCTCCGTCGCGTTAAGCGTTACCGCGCAAAGCATAATTTGCCCGAGCTTAAATACGTTGCCGTTACCGAGGTGGGAAAAGAAAACGGGCGGCTGCACCACCATATCGTTATGAGCGGCGGCGTTGATATAAACACCCTTGCGGAAATATGGGGCAAAGGCTATACGACGGCAAAGCCGTTACAGTTTGACGAGTTCGGTATAACGGGCATTGCGGTATATCTCGTAAAAAGCCCGATACTCGGCAAGCGTTGGAGCGCGAGCCGCAACCTCGAGCAGCCGAAAACGTCCGAACGCGACGGAAGAATACCGCAGTACAAAATACGCGAGTTTGGAAACAGCGGCAACGACAACCGCGCAGAGCTTGAGCGTCTTTATGAGGGCTACGCCCTGGCAGACTGCAAGCCGTATTACAACGAAATCAACGGCGGCTATTATATAACCGTCCGTATGTATAAAAAGCCCGCTCCGAAACGGAGCAGAAAGCGAGGGAAACTATGACGCAAAAACGAGAGGAGAAAAAGAAAATGTCAATGTATATCTTTCCCGCCGTCCTTATAGCGCTTGACGTGGGAGCGGCTGTTATGTGCTTTATCGGCAAGGACTACAAAAAGGGCGTATACTGGCTCGCTGCGGCGGTGCTGAATATATGCGTAACTTTTTAACGGAGGTAAAACTATGAATTACTTTAAGGCAGCGGAGCAAGTGCTCTCCTCTGTCCCTGCTCTCGAGCGGGCATTGGAGAATTTACAGCATAGGCGCGATAGGCTGATAGAAAGCGGAGCTCCTCGGGAGCCTGGCGCGATTGATTACAGCAAGCCGTTTACGGACTCGCATTATGTAAGCGACACTCTTAACGAGCTTTTGGAGCTTACCGAGTGCTCGCGCAATATTGCGGAAACGCAGCGCAAGCTCGCAGAAATTAAGGGCATTATCGACCAACTGAAAGACGAGTATAAAAAGCTCGTCGTTTTGTGGTACCTCGAAAAAAAGCCGAAAGAGGCAGTTATGGAGGAGCTATACATACAGTCATTAAGCACCGTTTATGACCTCCGTAACCGCGCCGTAGCGGAGTTTGCTTTGCTCTACTTCGGCGGCTCTGCCCTGAGCTCAATTTAGGCAATCGAAATAAAGCCGTATAGAAACTTGCTTTAAGCCGTGCTAAACTGATACCGTAGAAATAGACGGTAAGGCGGGCGGCTTATAGCTGCTCGCTTTGTCGTTGTATCGGGAGCAAATATAACTCACTATACGGCGGAGAGGGCGGGACGCTGTTATATGCAAGATTTCGCAAAGGCGTTTTATTTAAGCAAAGCCTGGCGCGATACCAGGGAATATATATACAAGCGCGATATGGGCTTATGCGTTCGCTGCGGTAAGGCGGGCGCAATAGTCCACCACAAAATATATTTAACGCCGCAGAATATAAACAATCCCGCTATCACACTATCGGAGGATAACCTCGAGTTGCTATGCCGTGAATGTCACGCCATAGAACACGAGGGACAGCTACCGACAGCAAGCGGGCTTATGTTTGACTCCGAGGGAAACCTCGTAGAAAAGGAGGGTAAGTATGGGAACTGATGTATGCGAGCTCGTAGTATATACGCAGAACGGAGCAGTTACGTTCCAGGTCAAGGCTACGGCTGATAACTTCGAGGACAGAGTAGCCGAGGCGCTCGAGGAGGGCACCATTATTCTCGAGCTTGTGGACGGCGGGAAAATTATTCTCTGCGCGATTAACGTTGTAGCAATCGAGGTACACGCAGCGGCAGAGAGCAGCAATTCCTCTGTAAAAAATTTCGCTGCTACACCCCCCACTTAAAAAAAGCTATATGCCTTTTAATGAACCGTGTTTAAGCCCCTTTTATGACCGCCCCAGGCGTGTATAACCCCCCCTACCCTTACAGACAAAAGAAAGGAGAAACAGCGTGGACGATACATTATATGCGCGACAGAAAAAAGAGCAGAACAGAATTAAGAAATTGTATAAAAATCTGCCGAAAGATAAGCTCGAAATTGCAAAAAAACTAATGGAAAGAGCCGCCTATATGCTCGTTTCTCTCGAGGATATGGAGGAAAAAATCAACGAGGACGGGCTCGTAGTTAAAATGCCGCAGGGCTCCTACACTATCGAGCGAGCGCACCCGTTATTACAGCCGTATAACGCTATGGTTAAGAACTACAACGCCACCTTAAAACAGCTCAACGACCTACTGCCGAACGCAGACGCAGAAGCAGCGGGACAGGCGCTTATGATGTTTGCAACCAAACCGAGCAGGGCGGCAAAATCGGGTTGAATTGGGTAAAAGAATACTACCGCCGCATAGAGTGCGGCGACATAGTAACGAGTAAGCGGGTTAGAGCTGTTTACTCGCGGCTCGTTGCCGAAATGGACGCAGCTAACGACGACTCGCCGTATTATTTCGACGAGGAAACGGGCGAGCGTCCTATTTTGTTTATCGAAACATTTTGTAAGCAGTCCCAGGGCACCATAGGCGCGCCGCTTGAGCTTGAGCTATTCCAAAAAGCATATATACAACTGCTTTTCGGTTGGCTCGAAAAAGAAACGGGCTACCGCCGTTTCCGTGAAACAATGTTTTTATGCGGACGAAAAAACGGCAAGTCTACGTTGCTTTCGGGCATTGCCCTTTATATGCTCATTGCAGATTATGAGGGCGCGGCGGAGATATACTCCGTTGCGACAAAAAAAGACCAGGCAAAAAAGGTATTGACCGAGGCTGTCAATATGGTTAAGCAATCGCCCGAGCTGCGGGCGGTTGTCAAAAAGCGCAGAAATGATATTTATTTTCCCGCGACCTCCTCTATCTTTGAGGCGCTCGCGTCGGACTCCAACACTTTGGACGGCTTAAACTCTCACGCCGTTATAATCGACGAGCTGCACGCAATCCGCGACCGCAATTTGTACGAGGTTATGAAACAGTCTACCTCGTCGCGCCGTCAGCCCCTCGTTGTTATGATAACGACCGCGGGCACCGTGCGCGAGTGCATTTTCGACAATATGTACGAGCTTGCCGCAGACCTTGCGGACGGTAAGAAAAAAGACGACACCTTTTTGCCGATACTCTACGAGCTCGACAGCCGCGACGAGTGGACTAATCCGCAAATGTGGATTAAAGCTAATCCAGGGCTCGGGAAAATCAAGCAGTATAAAACGCTCGCTAACTTTGTTGAGAGGGCGAAAAACTCGCCCGCAGACTTACCAGGCGTTCTATGCAAGGATTTTAACATACGCGAAAATGAAAGCGCCGTATGGCTTTCCTTTGAGCAGATTAAAAACGCGGCGACGTTTGCTATTGACGACGTTTACAATACCTACGCTATCGGCGGTTGCGACCTCTCGGCTACAACCGACCTTACAGCGGCAACGCTGCTTATACGCAAGCCGAACGACAAAACGGTTTACGTTTTGCAGCAGTATTTTTTACCGCAAGCCCGCGTTGAGCACCTCGAGGAGAAAAACTCGAACGAGGCACCCTATCGGATATGGGCAGAGCGGGGCTTGCTTACGATATGCGAGGGCAGCCGCGTAAACTTCTCCGACGTAACGGCGTGGTTTGTGCAAATGCGCGACGAGCATAAAATAGACGCTTTCAAGGTCGGCTATGACCGCGCGCTCGCGGGCTACTGGGTGGAGGAAATGAAAAGCAACGGCTTTACTATGGAGCCCGTTGCTCAAGGCGCTTTCACTTGGAGTCAACCTATGCGCGAAATGGGAGCGGCTCTTACCGACAAAATAGTTAATTACAACAACAACCCTATTTTGCTTTGGTGCCTATCAAATACCGCCGTTAAGAAAAGCGGCTTAAACAATATCCAACCCGTTAAGATAACCGATAAACGCCGCATAGACGGCGCGGTATCGCTGCTTAACGCGTGGGTTATCTACGTCAAATACTTTGACGACTATATGTATAACGTGGGGTGACACAATGAAAGAAAGACGAGGGCTTTTTGAGGCTATATTCGGGAAAAAGCCGCAGAAAACAGACGGCTACACCGAGTACAAGCTCTTAAATTCCTATCAATCAAATTTTGTACCATTCTCGGGCAATGCCTGGGAGGTTAATATGGTGCGAGCTGCCGTCCATTCTTTCGCACGCCGCGCGGCGACGGTACAGCCGCGGCACATTAGACGCGGCGACGGAAAGGTGCTTGACGTAGAGAGCAGCACATACAACAACATTTTACAGTTTAAGCCAAACCCGACGACAACGGCTTATAAATTCTATTACCGCCTGGCGGCGCAGTACAAGCTATATAACAACGCGTTTGCATATCCCGTATGGAATGAGGCGACGGGCAGACTCGAGGCAATTTATAATATCAACGCCCAGGAGATTACCTTACTCGACCACGAGGGCGAGCTGTTTTGTAAATTCCGCTTTAATAACGGGAAATCGTACATTTTCCCGTATGCGGACTTGGTGCATATCGGCTCAATGTTTGCAGATAACGACGTTTTCGGCTCCGATAACGGAGCGCTTATGCCCGTTTTGAAAACGGCAAACACCTTTAACCAAAGTATGAGCAAGTTTGCCGAACTCGTAGCGGTTGTGCGCGGTATTTTGAAAGTGCAAGCCTCCACAAAAAACGAGGACTTAAACCGCCGCCGCGACGATTTTATACGGGACAACCTCAAAATGGAAAGCAACGGAGCGGGCGTTATCGTTACGGATAACAAGTACGATTACACCCCGATTACCGACAAGCAAACGCCGTTACCTACGGGACAGTTGCAGTATATCAAAGACGAAATATACGACTACCTCGGCACAAATGACGCTATCGTACAAAATAAAGCCACACCCGAGCAAGAGGAGGACTTTTACGACGGCGAAATCAAGCCCTTTTACGTACAGCTCGCCCAGGCGCTCACAAACTGCATTTTTTCCAAAAAGGAGCGCGGCTACGGCAACGAAATAACCGTAGAGGGTAACAAGCTGCAATTTGCAAGGACGAGCGACAAGCTCGCCGTTGTAAAATACTTGTCCGATATTGGCGGCTTAATGCTCGACCAGGCATTAACAACGCTCGGCTATCCGCCTATCGGCGGCGAGGAGGGCAAGCGCCGCGTACAGACGCTTAACGTCGTAAATGCGAACAAAGCCGACGAGTACCAGTTAGGCACCGACACAAAGAAAGAGGAGCCGCCCGAGGACGGCAACAACAACGGAGAGGGCACCGCACCTACTGCGGCACCCGACGACAAGAAAGACGAGGAGGAAACATAATGCCATATAAACCGAACGAGCGGGAATACCGAGCGGCAGAGCCGTTTACACTTCCCGACGAAACCAATGCCGACGAGCTCGTGCTCCGAGGTACGCCTATTGTCTTTGATACCCCTACCGTGCTTTTTGAGGAGGACGGTATCGAGTATAAAGAAGTTATCGCCCGCGGCGCGCTTGACAGCTGCGATATGAGCGATTTTATCTTTAACCGAAATCACGGGCAGAACGACTCTACCGTATACGCCCGCACCCGTAATAATTCCCTCACTTACAACATCACGGAGCGAGGGCTCGATATTGCGGCTTTCCTCGACAAAGAGGACGAGCGGCACCGCAATTTACACCGAGATATTCAAAAACGCCGCGTTGACAAAATGAGTTTTTCGTTCGTTGTGCGTGAGTGCAGCTATGACCGCGAAACACACACTCGGACGATAACTAAAATTAAAAAGCTGTACGACGTTTCGGCGGTGGATTTTGCCGCATACAACGAAACGAGCATTACTACGGCAAGGGACTTTTTCTCCGCGGAGCACGAGAAAGAGTTTAAGGAGCAGGAGCAGCGCCGCCGCCGTCAAATGCTGACAGCAAAAACCTACTGTTAAAAAATCAAAAAGGAGTAAATCACTATGAAAGAACTTATTAAGAGAATGGCGGAAATCCGCAGCCGCAAGGTAGAACTGCGCGGCGTACTGGAAACCGACGCAAAAGCAGACCTTGACGCTATCGAAAAGGAGCTCCGCGAGCTTGACGAGGAATATACCAACCTCGAAAAGAGAAAAGCGGTTATCGAGGGTATCGGAGCGGGCACCGTTCCCGTAAATGAAGTGCCTAACCCTATCAACAATCGCTCTGCGGACAACTTCGACCAGGACAAGGAGTATCGCTCCGCCTGGCTCAAGCACGTTAGAGGGCTTGACCTTACCGAAAATGAACAGCGAGCGCTCACTACTGGCACCTCCTCCGCGGGCGCGGTTATTCCGACCGTAACGCAGAATAAAATCATTGAAAAGGTTAACCAGTATTGCCCGCTGCTCGACAAAATCGACCTTTTACGCGTCCCTGGCGGCGTAAAGGTGCCCGCAGAGGGAACTACCGCAGACGCAGCGGTACATACCGAGGGCGCAACCATTACCGCAGACGGCGACACTCTCTCGAGCGTTACGCTTTCCGCCTACGAGGTTACAAAGCTCGTTACTATTTCAAAGTCCGTTGAAAAAATGGCGATTGACGCTTTCGAGTCCTGGCTCGTTAATAAGATTGCCCGTAAGATTGCCGAGAAAATCGGTAAGCTGATTATTTTCGGCACGGGTACCAACGAGGCGCAGGGTATCAACGCCATTACCTGGGGCGCTACAAACTCCGTAACGGTTGGAAAAACCGCCTCTCTTTCCGCCGCAAACGTGCAGGGCGCCGTTGCGCTGCTTAACGGCGGTTATGATAACGGTGCGGAGTGGCTTATGTCGAAATCGACTTTCTTTACCGACTTCCACCCGCTTATGAACAACTCAAAGGACAATATCGTTACCGAGGACAACGGCGTTTACCGCGTTATGGGCTACCCCGTAAACTTCGACGACCGTATGACCGCGCACGAGGCTATCCTCGGCAACCTTTACAGAGGCTACCTCGGCAATATGCCCGAGGACGTTACGATTACCTCGCAGTTTGTAACCCGCGAGAACGCCTACGACTTCCTCGGCTGCGCTATGTTCGACGGCAAGGTGCAGGCGACCGAGGCTTTCGTTAAAATCGTAAAGGCTACGGCTTAACGGAGGGCTGAACAATGGCGGATATTTCAATGCAGTACGTAGCGGGTATTCGCCAGTATCTACGCATTAACCATACACGTTTTGACGCGGAAATTACCGACCTAATAGGAGCGGCAAGAGCCGACCTCCTATTAGGCGGTATCTCCGAAAAGAAAGTAAACGACGAAAGCGACGCACTTATAAAGCGGGCTATCGTCGTTTATGTCAAAGCGGAGTTTGGACTCGATAACGCAGACGGCGACAAGTACCGCGAGAGCTACGGTATGCTCAAGCGGCATTTAATGCTTTCGAGTGAATATACCGAGGAGGCGTAGTTATGTTATGGCGAGAAATCGGGTATTTGTGCTCGGAAAAAGAAACGCTCGACTCTCTCGGAAAACCTTTTAAGACTTTCGAGAAAAAAGAAGTTTTCTGCAACGAAAAGGGCGTTAAGCGAAACGAGTTTTACCAGGCACAAGCCCAGGGCTACCGCCCCGAGCTTTGCGTAGAAATTAAGGCTTGCGACTATGCGCGAGAGGGACACTTTGAGTATGACGGGACAATGTACCGCGTTATCCGCACATATCCCGTAAAAAACGAG